GAAGTAACCACCCTGACCGTCAGTGCGGTTCGGGTTGACGCGCTTCTCGAACGAGCCGCCACGGGCACGGATCGACCGCTCACCCTCGGCAGAACGCTTTGCACGTGCCGCCTCACGCTTGGGCATGTCCACATCGAGTTCCTGCGCGTGACGCTGCAGACGCTGAACGGCGTCCTGGTCGCCACGGATCTGGCCGCGGGCCAGGTCGAGGAAGTAGGAGTTGCCGGATCCGCGCCCGTACTGGGTCGGCTCCGAGATGACCCGGGCGAAGGACGTGCCGTCAGGTCCAGCAGGACCATCCTGACCGAGGAGCACTGCAGCGGCGCCAGCGGCGGCGCGGCGGGAGTCCTCGTCCTCAACCTGGGTGATGCGAGCCTCAAGGGCCTCACGCTCAGAGCGCAGCGTGGTGTACTTGTCGGTCTCTTCGGTGGTGAGCGCGGTGCGCTCTTCCTTCTCGGCGTTGTCGTTGATGGCGCGGATCTCGGCGTTGAGTGCGTCGAGCCGTGCGCGAAGGCGTGCAAGCATGAGAACCCCTTCCAGGGCGTAGGCACCCACACGGGTGCGGTGATTTGTTGTGCGGGTTACCAGACGTCAGGTGGTGTTCCCAGGTGGTGCGCGCGCTATCCGCGTCCGGCGTGGGCTCCGGCGTAATGTCAGGCGATGTTGCGCAGCGCTGGATCTTCCAGCAGCCGCAGACGAGCCAGGGACATACCCTTGGGCTCGCTCTTAACCTCCGACGATGAGTCAGAGGAAGTTGTGTCAGACCCGGGGCACTCCGTGCAGCAGGTGCCGTCACACTTCGGGTCGGTGCAGTCGCAGCACTCTGTGCCGCAGCATCCGCAGCAGGTGGGGTCGGGGACGCCCATCAGCTCGGACAGCAGTGGCAGCGCAGAGTCCGTGGCCTCATCGGCTGCCGCGAGCAGGTCAAGTACCTGCTGAAGTGTGGCCATTGTCGCGGCCGACAGTGTCGCACCGGCGCGTTGCTCAGCCCGTGCGCGTTGGGCGATCAGCGCGGGCACGCGGGTACGCATCAGAGCCTTGGCCTGAGCTGAGCGCAGCGCCGTGGTGCCCGTCGTCCCGGGGTTCGCCGGCCATGTCACCACAGACACGTCACCACCGTCGATGTCAACCTCGAGGATGTCGCGCTGGTCGTAGTCAGGGGACCACGTCTGGCGAGTCACCCAGAACGCAAACGACATCGCGTCAAGGTCACCGGCCTCCATCGCGGAACGCACCTGGTGGACATCCGCGCGGGTCCCGTCAAGGTCAGCCTCGACCATGAAGTCTGTCTCCGCGGATAGTCGCAGCGTGCCGGACTTGGTCCGGGCCATCGGCGCGCCATCCCAGCCATGGTTCAGGCAGAAGATTGTGTCTGGATTGCCGTGAAGAGTCTGGGTGAACGCACCTGAGTGAACGATCTCGGTGTAGTCGCCAAGCCAGTCGGTCAGGCCATACGGCGAGTCGACCGTCGAAGCGCAGCCAGTGAAGAGCAGTTTGTCGCCGCCCGTACCGTTGGGCACAGACCGCAACTCAGTCTGTCCGTTGAACCGCAGGTCGAGCATGTTCGGGCCGGTGGCCTGCCGGACGAGCGCCCGCATCGCCTTGGGGTCGCCGTCAAGAACCCGCTGCTCCAGCTCATGCAGCCCTCCGTGTCGGATCTTCATGCGAGTGCTCCGTTCGTGGGATCTGCAGGGTCCGCTGCTGTGGGGTCAGTCTCGCCGGGCTCGAGAATCCCCGGCAGAGACGTGTTCGTGTTGAAGGGGATGTTGTAGTCGGTGCCGTTCGGGCCTTCGATCGGAGACCAGCCCTCATCGGCACGCAACTCGTTGCGGTTGCGGCGCCCAATCAGGCGGTCGATCTGTGCGATCTGCGCACGTTCGAGAGTGGAAGCGCGCAGCAGGCCCTCGTAGATGAACCGAGTGAAGGTGGACTGCCCTCCGGGAATCATCCGGTCCCATACTTGTTCGATGGGCGTCGTGATCGGGACTAGCGTGTGCGTCGCATAGCCCTGGTCGATCGTGTCCAGGCCACCTTTGCCGCCTTGGCTGGCGTGCTTGGACATCGTCATGATCCGTTGCGGTGGCACTCCGAACCATCCGCAAATCTCCTCTATGGAGAACTCGCGTGTGCCAAGGAACTGTGCGTTCTCGTTCGAGATCGACATTGGCGTCCATGTCGCCCCGCCGAACATCACAGCAGGGCGGTGAGCATTCACAACGCCAGAGTGTCCGGCCTCCCAGACCTCCTTGACCTCGCGCGCCTTGTCCCTATCCCCAGCACCGGGCATCGCAATGACACCCGAGAGCGCTGCGCCGTTCTGGAAGAAGTTCTTGCCATACTCAGCGACCGAGGAAGCCAAAGACAATGAGATCCGCATGTAGGACACAGGGTCAATCCCAGAGCTCGCACCCGGCAGCATTAAGCCTTTGATGTGTTTCACCTGATCCGAGCGGTACTTCTTGCCCGCAATGGTGAAGAACTTTCCTAGTGAGTCGGTGCCGGGCTGAACCCGGTCTGGGTGCATCGTGGCCACCTGTGTCGGGAAGCCGAACTTATCCTCGGCAGCCACCCACAGATAAGCGTTGCCACGCAGTCCTTTCGAGACGACAATCTGCCCCATCCCCTCCGAGGGTGAGATGTCCGGGCCGAACGGTTCCGCGACGATCTGGGGCTGCTTGGCGATCGCGGATTTCACCCCACGTTTGTCACCCTCGTAGGCACCAAACGGCAGGATGCCGATGTCGTCACTGAGCACCCGCAGACAGTTCAGGACCGTCTGGATGGCCAGCGCGCCAGACTCGGTAACGACCGTGCCGCCGCCACCCATGCCAAGGATCTGGCTATTCGACGGGATCGAAGAGTCGCCGAAGGTGTTAGCCGGGTTCGCCGAACGAAAAGACATGCCGGCGTTGCGCACGGCGCGAGTCAACAGGTCCATTAGGACGCCTCAGTCTCTGGCTTGCGACGCCGCAACCTGACACGAGGCATCCTGATGTGAGGCAACTTCACATCCGACACGGCTACGCCGATGATGAAGAATGCGATCGAGGCGACAAGCAGCGCGGAAGCCGGCCCGAATGTCAGCCCAGACCATGCGGCCAGCGCGATGAACCCGAGGATCTGCAGCACAACACCCATCGGCCGAACCTCCTCAGTAACTGTTGTCGTCGGTGGACTCGTCGTCCTCGCCCAGGTCGTTGAAGAAGAACACCGACACGTCCGGCTGCGGCGTCGTCGCCATCACGGCCCACAACGCCAATGTCACGGCGTAGAGCGCGGTGATGTCCGCGGAGGACCGTTTACGCCCCCAACGCCACGCACCCTCACCGTCCTCGACTGCCTTACGTGCCGCGGACAATGCAGTGGTTAGCTCAGGCTGGCCCAGATGACGCAAACCCTTGGTCGTGGCCAGGTCGAAGAACAAGCCACACGCCGCTGCCACGTCGTTGCCCTTGACAAAGATCAGCTCGATCCCAGCCGCGAGTAACGCCGGGACCAATGATTCGGCGGCCGAACCCGACGCGATAGCGACCTTCATACCCGGCCAAACCGAAGCAAGATCCACTAGACACGGGATGACCCACTCGACACCGGGCCGGTGGTCGACCACGCCAGCCTTGTTCGAGGTGATCTCGACGTGGGGCAGGCTCTCCGTGTTCATCCCAGCGACAGCGACAGCAGCCCACGAGCGGGAAGGGGAGACGTCCAGAGCGAAGATCGGAGCGGAGACAATCGCGGACTTTAGGTCCAAGTCATCAGCCCACGCCTGTTCAGGAATCACGAGTTGACCGGACGCCTCGTCCCACCAACCCAGACACTCGCGGGCGAACTCATCCGCCGGCAGCGCCTCACGCAACGCCCGCAGAACAGTCAACTCCGGGTCAATGCGCGCCTTCACTGGGTTCGCCAGGACCCACGCAACCTCATCATCCAAAGCGCAGCCCGGCGTCCCAACCGTGTGGTCGCAGCCCACCATGTCGCAGTCACCCCGCGGGGAACACCACTCGCTGTATGACAGCCGGCCACCGCCGGCACGCCCACGAACACGCAGCGCCCGCAGAATCTCACTGGCCGCCAGACCCGCGCTCGACCCGTAGACAACCTGCGGATCAGGGCGAGCCAACAGTGTCGGCAACAACGCGCCCATGTGCTCAGGCTTCAACGCGAACGCCTCATCGAGAATGACCTTGTCGCCCGTCAATCCACGCCCGCCGCCGGACGTGCGCGCCTTGAAGATCAGCCTGGCGCCGCTCATCAACTCCACCGACTCGTCACCAGTGCCGCTGTAAATCTTCTTGATCCGACGCGTCAACATCGCGCTGCCTTCAATCAGCGCAGTCAGATCCCGGAACGCCTCCTGAGAGGTGCGGAACTCGTGAGCAGACCACACAACCAGTCGCTGATCGGTGACAAACAACCACCCGATCGCCGCCAATTTCAGGAAGCCAGTCTTCAATTCCTGCCGGCACGCGATCGCCGCAACCTCAAACGACGCCGAACGACCACCCGCGCCGATCCCAAACAGGTCATCAAGCAACATCTGTTGCTCCGGATACGGCGCGAACCCGATCAACTCACCCAACTCGCCAACCTCAGGCCCCAGAGTCCGCGAGTACGACGGCCCCGTGTGATACGCAGGCTCAACCAGCACGCTTGGAATCACGACGCGCCCTTATCTCATCCAATGGATCAGCGACCTGTTGGGCACCCTTGAGTGCATCGGCCAGCGTCTCGCGCAGCTGCTTCGTCATCGACGCGATGCTTGCGCCCGTCTCCATCGGCGACTCAATCCGGCGAGCCAGCACCAACGCGGCCTGGCCGAGCACCGTGTCCAGGCGGTCGGCCGCCTCAAGCTCACGAGTGGCGGCGTCAGTCAGTGGCCAACTGGTCTTCGCCGATCCCAACCCCGCGAGCAACTCCGGCAGCGACAGATCGACGGGCTGGGGCGACTTCTTCGGGGAACGCTGCGCACGCTTGCGGCACGTGTCACCACAGAACTTCGAGTTAGGGCGAGTCGCCTGATAGGACCGGCCACACGATGCACACTTGCGCTGCATGATGACCTCCTGTCACGGGTCAGCGAATCCCCTTTGCTTGCAACGGTGTTCGCGGGTGTCACGGGACCCAAGCGTGAACTTCAAGAAGTGAACAGAAGCGGGGTCTTGCCCGCGCTCAGCCACCAAAGAATCACCCACCCCCCATTGAAGGGCGCTCTTCATGCGCGCTTATGAGGTTATGCGTGCCAGTCCCTTGATGCCCGGTTGCCTCTGAGTTGGTTGCCCAACGTCGCGCCTGCTGATCGGTTGCATGTTGAGCAGATGATGCGATCGCCTGGACGCCCACCACCACCGAGGACGACGGGCACGCTGTGGTCTAAGTCCATGCGTTTTGGGTTAGTCATCAACCCATCGCATCTGTGTGTACATCCACCCTGCCCACATGGACAGTAGGTGTTGATGGCGTAGGGCAGTAGTTGCTTACGACGCTTCTGTTGCCTGTTGGGATCAGTGCGCAGACGCGCGGGCATGGCTCAGGTGTTGACTGCAGCAACAGTCACAGATGCGACGGCGCTGTAGGTCAGACCGAAGCTGCCAGTGCTGGTCTCGCATGATGCGGGCAGTGCAACCTCAGTGTCGCCCACACCACACGTCACGACGACGTTGTGCAGGAACCCTTGGTTGCACGCGTTGACTGCAGTGATGGTGAGCGTGATGCTGCTGCCTGCATTGCGGACGAACAGGGTGGTGCGTTGCGCTGACCCTCCGGCGATCGTGTCGCCACCTGATGTCGCTGCGGCGTAGGTGAGGGCTGCGTTGGTCGATGCTGCCTGTGCTGTGATGGTGGCCATGTCAACTTCCTTGCAGTGCGGCGATGAGGGGAACGGCTACCCACGCGAGTAGCCCGAGCGCGACCAAGTTGATCTTGCTGGGGACGCTGGCAGCGGCGAGGCCGAACGAGATGGCGGCCACAATGAGCAAGATTAGGTCGATGGTGTGCATGGGGCTCCTTGCGGTTGCAGGTCATGAGTCAGCATCGTCCTGGCCTCGAGGAGCTCGTCGATGCGTTCGCTGAACTGGCGGACGTTGGGCAGGTCGGGGGCGTTCACCGCGCGGGTCAGCATCTTGCACAGGGTGGTGAGTGCCTCGTCTACCTCAGTGAGCGTGGCCTCGCCGCGCCTTGTGATCGTCATGGCTCGAACACAGCCAGCACTTGATCGGCGCACTCTTTGATGGCGACGTGGACCTGTACGAAGTGCCCTGGGTTGAGGCGGTTCGCGCCTTCCTTGATCTGGGTCATCGCCTCAGTGAGTGCATATCCTAGGTC